CGTCTTCCAAACTATTTAATCTCATGTATTGTCTTTGACTAAGTTGTTGTGTTGCTTCTAAATCTGCTATCAGGTATTCTGTTAATTCATCTCTTGGTATTTCATCAGTTGCATATCCTTTTGCAAAGTAATCTTTGAGTGTGTCTTGCTTTTTTGTAGGTAAGTCATATCTGTTTGCACAATCTTTTAAATGCAAAGGCTCTTTGACACCTCGTTGCAACACATACTCAGTCAGCATTGTACAGAATATTGCACCATCATATTTAAAACCTGATTCCCATAACCACATGAGGTCATAAACAAAGTTATGTCCTATCAGTATAGTTGCCCTGTCTAGCAAGGCTTGTATGGCATCAAAGTTATTCTCTTCGCCATCCATGTTAAACAAGTGTCTTGTGCCATTATCTTCAAGACAACCCACCATGACTAACTTATTGTCAGCTTCAAATGGGTCAAGGTGCATCTTGCCATCTCTTTTTGTTACTGTATTTTCTACATCAAGTGTTAGTTTCACACATACCTCGCAGTTAAATAATCTAAGTCACAATGCTCAACACCATGCCAACCTGATAACTTATTCTTTACAACATTCAAATGTCTTCTAGGACCTTCCTCTGTTTCGTCAGGATTCTTGACTGTATCTTTGGCTATCAAAAGCATCAAATCTGCTTCGGCTGCCTTACCTGTTCTACTGCCTTCCATCATAGCCTGATTCAAATATATCTTGCCCTCTGCTTCTGCTGACAGTTGTGACATATAAAAGATTGCACACTCATGCATCTTAGCTATCTGTCTAGCATGGATGGCATTGGCTTTTAGAGCTTCATCAGGTCTAGCAAAGCCACCTGTCCTAGCAAACTTATCTCCCATATCCAATACTACTATGTCAGGCTTGTAAGATTTACATACACTTTCAACCCATGCCATGTCACGATTAGATGCGTCTTTGATAAATATATTTTTCTTGACTGCTTCATACTTATCTCTAGCACTCTCAGGATTCTTTTTTATTTGATGCATTGTCATGCCTGTTGCTGATGTAAGGTATCTTGCACCAACTCTATGTGCTGACTCTTCGTTACATAACACAACACACTTAGCACCTTGATGGGCAAAGCCACCTGTACTAGCAACTAGTGATGCATGGAAAGATGTCTTGCCTGTATTTGGTCTAGCACCTACCTCAATCAAATGTCCTGCAGAAACTCCCTCTACTTTTCTAGTCAATGCAGGTATGTTAAATGACCATTTAGCTTCTAAACTATTCTTTGCTATTAAAGTTTCCAAACTCATATCATCCCATTCTATGTTAAGATTCGGTGTAAAATCATCTCCATATAGTTCAAGAATATTTCTAATGGGTTCAAGAGAGGATTGATTACCATTGACATAATCAAACCCAATATTAGCAATGTCTTCGCCAACAACTTGCTGAAATAGTTTAGACAATACTTCTTGTGCAACATCTTTTCCAAGTGGCTTCTCCTTTTTTACTCTACTGAATAAATCTAAATAGGCTTGTTTCTGTGCAGTAGTCATTGATGGATTGCTTGATATAAACAAGGCTTCAATCTCGTCAGGTGTTACTGTTCTCTCATATGTTAGCATTGCTTTGTCAATAGCTTGTTTTATTTTTCTTACATCTTTACTAAACAATCTGTCAGGACACTTAGCACCTCTATGTTCATCATAGAATGTCTTGTCCATTAAACTTCTAATTAACGATAGTTCCATGTTGGTTCTCCTTTGGGGTTAGGATATATAAGTTATTTAAATCTTCCTCATTCCTATATTTTAAATCATCTTTTAATCTTAAAACTTTTACGTCAGGCACATGACCTCTTAGTTCTTTTGCAAAGGCTAGTGTTTTGGGCATTGCATCAGGGTCTAGTGCTATAATCACAGTCGAGAATTGCGATAGATACTGCCTGTGTGATTCGCTTAATGATGTTCCCAACACAGCTACCCCTACAAAAACATCACTACCTACAACAGTAGCACTAATGCAATCCTCAACTACGACTGCTACACTACCACAACCAAAATAATAAGGCAAGTTGTTTTTTCCATATCTTTTCCACTTAGGAAGTCTGTGTGTAACTGCTTTGCCTATGGCATCAACAATTACACCATTCTCCTTGATAGGAAACACCACCCTCTTATCTTTTATATCGTAGTGTAGATTCAATTTATCACAGTCTAGTTCCCAAAGCTCACAGAAATCCATGACCTCTCGTCTGTAACCATGATGTACCACAAACTCAGGCATAGTAAATTTATCATCTAGTTGTTTAACTAATTCTAATGATGATTTAATATCATCTACAGATAAGTGTATTCTTTTTGACCCTGACAATCTACAGGATGCTTTGTAACAGTTCCACAAAAGATTGCCCATATTATTTGTAACACTAAAAGTTTTATAGCCATTACATTGTGGGCAGTTTAATCTTTTACTTTCTCCTACACTTAAATGTAAATCATTTATATATGTATATATACTCATATATGTATCACTTCCCTGTGGCACTTAATATGCTTATACCATAGTTTTTTCGAGTTGTCAATGCATTTTTTGCAGAGTCAAGTGTATTTTTCATGTAAGGCTTTACTGACTGTGGGTTTGCATGACCTGTAACTGACATGATTTGACCCATTGAAACTCCTGCCTCAACCATTTCTGTAGTACCTGTTCGTCTTAAATCAGCGATTCGTAGCTCATTGGGCAGTCCACAGAGCCTGATTGCCTGTCTAGCCACTATGGATAGCCTGTGAAGAGTATAAGGGTTGTATGAGCTTCTAATCGCCTTTGGCACAGGTGCAACATATTCTTGAAAATCATAATCTCTTTTTTGCTCTTGCAACATTTCAAATAAATCTTCACTAATTGGAAGACTAACACTTGCACCTCGTTTAGATTGCTCAAGATTTAGCACACCATTGTTAAAATCTATGCTCTCAAACTTGAGCAACCTCATATCTCCTACTCTTTGACACCATTCATAGGACATTTGTACAATTAAACCTATGCTCCTGTACCTAAAATCACTATAACAAAAGTCAAGTAGTTTTTTTATTTGTTCTCTTGTCCAAACTACCTTTCTAGGCTTGTTAGTTTTACATTTAAACGTAGAGAATGGATTATATTCAACATAACCCATCTCCATGCCAAAAGAATATACTTTCCTAGATGATGATACAATATGGTTTGCCATAGAAATGCCACGTTTTAGCCACAGTTCATATGACTGTCTAGCTATAGCACCTGTTAGTTTATCTACTTTAGTTGTACAAATAGAATGCTTGTTCAATTTTGTGTTCAACATTATGTCTAAACAATTTGAATAATCTACTTTAGTTTTATAGGCTAACATACTGTAATCACTAGATTTATAGTAGTGCTGCACTAGTTGTTCAACTGTTAATTTTGCCATGTTAAACTCCTATGTAACATGAAAAGAATAATACTACGATTGCACTTATTATTAGTATAACTATTGCATCATTATTGTTTGGATACATAACTACACCTTGATAGCTATGTATATGCATAATGCTATTATCAGTAGCTTACCATAGTCGAGGTCAAACTTTGTACCCTCGCCATATTTTTTATGATAATCTACGTTAAAAAAATCTGTTATTCTATGCCACATTTTATATCTCCTTTATCTCATCTTCTAAAAAAACTTCTCCTACATCTAGAGTATACCAATTTTCTCCACTCCACCTTTTTCTTTTCACTATCTTACCTTCAGCTATTGAAACAAGGTTTCCTTGAATATACTCTGCTCCTTGAACTTCAGTTCCTAATGAATATTTATACCTCATTCATGCTCTCCCCCTTTGTCGTTATCGTCATACTTAATTCTCTTACCATTGTAATACATATATCTACTTCTGCTTGGTGTGTGATAGCCTTTTTTCAAAAAGAATGTAGGCTTTTTCTTTGCAGTTTCAAACGTAGCTACAGTTAAAACAATGGCACTTATTAAAAATACATGGGCAATGGCAGTTATGCCAAACACCCACATACTACCAAAGTACATAGAAAAAACTATGCACCACATCCATGCTAACACTTGCATAACCATATGTCTAGTATTCAAATCAGGTATGTGTCGCAATGGATTACGTTGATGATTCATAATTAGTTGCCATGTATCATGTACTATTCTAGTCATGCTATCTCCTGTGTCCAATACTCGTATAAATCATTGATTGTTTTATCATCTGCTTTTTTAATCCACTTCCAAGAATTGTTTGCCAACTTTTCCTGTTTAATAATAAATTTAATTTTATCTTGTCTTGTCATATGTACTTCTCCCATAATGCTTGCAGAAACACCCAAAGTCCATAGATGTATAGTAATATAACTAAAGTTTTCAGCACCTTGTTTATTTGGTCATCAGCCATGTAAACCCAATCGTGATACTTTTTTTGATTAGTCATTTTCTGTTCCATCTTTTATTCTAGTTCTACATACATTTGTACCTAGCATA